TACTGCAAACTTCTCTCCTCCTTGTGCGTGAGATTTGCCCTGAACCATTCCACCATCTGCAAAAGTTTCTACAACTCCTCCTTGTGAGAACTTAGCTAATTGTGAGTCTATCACGTTACCTACCATAGCAGAGGCTCCTGCTGCAGCAATTAAATTGAAAGGAAATGGCAAGCTCTTAAAAATGGACGCTATAAGTCCTGCAACAGCTTCCATTATTTGTGCTCTAACAACAGTTTTCATAGCTTCTTCTGCTGTTTGTCCTGACATTATAGCCCTCTTAACGTCTGCTTGGAATGATTCGTCTTTCCTTTTTTGACCATCATCATCTATCTTTTCTTCAGATTTGGCAGACTTGGCAGTCAATAACGCTAACTCTTCCACCAACTTCTTTTTCACCTCAGCATCAAATATAAACTGATTCATGCTTTTTAATTGCAGTTTAATTTCTTCCTCTCTTAATTTGTTAAGATATTCCGTAACTCTTATTTGTTCTTCTTTGGTTCTAACCCCTTGATTCATTAATAATGCCACTATATCAGCCTCTGCATCATAATTTTTATCAAGAGCATCTGTATTCGTATTAATACTTCCAGTTAACTCACCTACCCTCCCTTTATATTTGCCAGTTACTTTTATAAAATCTTCAAAATTTGGGAAAAGCTCTAGTAGTTTTGCGTTTATAGCATCTAAATCTTTACTCATCATAGCAGTTCCTGTTTCCTCTCCTTTATACCACTTTCCTTTTTCTGCATACTTTATGAAATCTCCCATAGAAATATCAGTATCTTCTATAGCTCTCTTTACTGTTACAAATGCAGTTTCTGTCCCTCCTACTAAATCGTTTAGACTTGCTGCCACGTTCCCAACCCATGATTCAAAAGAACCATCTTTAGCTAAATCTTTCATTATATCCAATATAGTCCCTTCTCCAATGTCCTCTCCAAGCGTGTTTTTGATACTATTCATAAGATTGTCAACTTCCATTTTAGTTTGAATAATATCTGCACTCATTTGTGATGCTACTGAAACTGCAGCAGTATTCCTCATCTGTTGTGCCAAGTCAGAGAATTTCTGTTGAGTGTCGCTTATATCGGTTTGTAAAGTAATTAATTCTTGTCCATTACTCTTAAAAGCCTGATTTAATGTATTGGTTTCTTGTGTTGCTACAATTAGATTTTTAGCATAAATTTTATATTCATAAGAAGCCTTGTCTAGTTGTTTTACTTCCTCTTTACTAAATTGATCTATATGCTTTTTAGCTTCTACCAACCTATTTAATGACACCTCTAATGCTCCGACAGATTTTTCTTCAGTTTTCATACCATCAGAAAGTTTACCTGTCCAATCCGTAGCATCTCTCGCTTCTTTATTAAATGTTGCTAAGGAGAAAATTAAATCACCCAGAGCTATAACAAGAAGCCCCACTCCTGTTTTTGCTAGAGCTTTAGTAAAAGATTTTATAGATAAAATTGATCTATAAGTTGCTTTTGTAAATACATTTGTGGCAACCGTAAGAGCAATCATCCCCAACTTATAAGCTACAAGACCTGTAACAATCCTTTTTACCCAAGATATAAGCCTAACTACTCCATCAATATTATCCACTAAACCATTCATCCATTGAGCCATTTTTTCAATAGACTTTTGAAGACCAACATTATAGTTTTTCATTAAACTAATAGAGACTCCTTGTATTGCGGATGTAAACTTCAAAAACGCTCCTTGTAGTGTATCTCCCACTATACCTGCCATCCTTGCTCCCTCCCCACCTGCAGCCAATAAAGCATCTCTTAATTCTAATGTTCCATCTGCTGTTGTGAGCATTTGCTCAAAAGCTGCCGCTTGTCTTAAATCAACTACCTCCATAACATCAGCCATACTACCACCCTCAGAAATAAAACTTTTCATGGCAGGAACTAATTGGTCTAAAGAGTGAATAGTCCCTCCAAAAGCCTTTGTTAAGTCTGATGAAGGGTCTTGCATTTTAAGTAATATGTTTCTTAAAGATGTACCTGCAATAGAAGCTTCAATACCTGAATCGGTAAGCTTAGACATTATTGCTGCGGTATCTTCAATAGAGAATCCTGCTGCTTTTGCAATCGGAGCAACCTTAGTCATAGATGTTTGCCACTTTTCAATATTCATAGCAGAACTACTAAATGAAACTGCCATAACATCTACTACTCTTTGCGTTTCACTAGCATCTAAAGCAAATCCTCTAACTGCTGCTCCTGCAACTAATGCTGCCCTTGCTAAATCACTCCCTGTTGCTGTAGCTAAATCAAGTGTTGGTTGTACTGCAGCTTCAATTTCATTAGCAGTAAATCCTAATTTAGAGAAGTTTAACATTAACTCTCCAACCTGTGTTGCGGTAAAGAAAGTTGTTCTACCTAATTCTTCTGCTGTTTTTGTTAAGGCTGCAAATTCCCGTTCTGTTGATCCTGAAACAGCATTTACTTTAGCCATTACAAATTCAAAATCACTAAATGTATTAACTACTGTGCTTACAACTCTATTTACAGCTCTAAAAGCACCAACAATAACTCCAATAGCAGCCGCACCTTTTACAAATTGCTTTGCCATTCCGTTATTAGACTTAGTGACATTTTTTGTTGTAGTGTTTGACTCTCGCAAGTTTTTATTTAGCTTTCTTACAGCGTCTGATTTATTTTTAACTTTAGTAGCGGTTTCACTATATTGTTTTGCGGCTTTTTTGCCTAATTTAGCTCCATCAGCAGTTTCCTTCTCTGTAGCTTTCATTTCTTTTCTTAAATCACTTAACTCTTTTTTTAACTTAGAAAGTTCTTTAATGTTTTTGATCTCTACCTCTATCGCTACTTTATTTGCCATATCTATATTATCCTATTGTTATTTTTAATTCTTTTTTAACTAACTCTTTGTTTATAATCCCTTCAACCTCTTTAGTTATTGCATTTCCTATCCTTGAACTCATCTTACTCTTAGCTATTTTGTTTCTAGCAATATCAATAAAGAAATATCTTTTATTTCCAAAAGGAGAAACATTCCTATCTCCTGACTTAGTGAAATATTGATCCTCTAAATTATTCTTGACTTTTTGAACAAAACGCTCTATATCACTTTCACTACTAAATGTTAGTTCTCCTCTTTTCCGTTTCTCTTGAGCCCAATTATATATAGCGTTAAAAGAAGCTCTTACTCCCCCACTCTTACCATCATTAACAAGCCACATATATGGAGTATCGTTGGTAATCAAAAGAGATATACTGTCAGAGCCTACCTGTATCTTATCTTTAAATCCATTATACAACTTCCCTGAAGCTATATGCTTTTGGTTTTCTAATTCTTTTCTAAGAGCTCCTATTATAATTGGAGATTCTAAACTTAGAGCATCTTCTATGAATTTATATTGAGCCATTAGTCAGATATTTTTATAGATGTTGACCCTGTACTTCTATAGTTGAGGTCTGGACTACTTATAGTTTCATCTATCCTGTGGTTTGATTCTGATAAAGACGGAAGCATAAATTCCTCTACAGTCCCCTGAGTGTCAGTAGATTCAAAAAGCATAGTAAGACTTCCTGTGTACTTTACACAAGCGGCAAATCCTGCAGCTCTTTTTATGGAAATTATAACCCCTTCTCCTTCACTCATTGTCAGCTTGTTATACACACCATTTAATGCTGAGTTTATATCTAAAACATACTCACTATTGGTATTAGTAAAAGCCAAATCCTGTGAAAATATTAAATTCATAGGAGTGTCAGATACTCCTGCTATGGTTGCGGTTTTACTCCAAACACTAATAGTTATAGTTTCTGGGTCACATGAGCCTGAACCATAAGGAACCATATACCCTTTAATACTTTTAACATAACCTCCGTAGGGTGCTATAAATTGAGAGTGTTTTGCTATAAACTTATTTGAATAACTAACCCCATCCGCTAATACAGCTTGTGAATTTATTTTAAACAGAGATATATCATTATCAGCAGATAAATAGTCATTATAAGAAGCCTGAACATTAGTAAATCTTATTCTAGTGGTTCCACTTAACTGCATTGGAGAGCTAGTTACAAAGTTAAATTTACTGATAGTATCTAGTCCTGAATTTAACCTAGTCCCTGGAGGAGTTACATTCCTTCCTGTTATGTTTCTTAGTGAATAATTATCTTTTTTCATTATTAAGCATTGTCTATTGGTACGGGTTCAGTTTGATTAGGATCAATTGTTCCCCCTCCATTTGTATTATTTATCCAAACTCCTGCAGTAGGTAAAGCACTCCCTTTTCCTGGAGACCATTGATGTAGTACAACCTTGGTAGGTATATTTAAATGTGGCTGATAATCCACAACCTTAATTAACCTGTAATATACACCATCAATATACACCATCTTCCTGAAACTAAGCATTGTTATGTCCGTTATTTTTAAATCTATATAACATTCTCTAACTTTAGGATCATTTAGTAATCCAGTTATCATTTGCTGATAATATCTTGAGTAAAGACCTACACCTACTTGATTTCCCACAGCGTTGTAAGTATTAGTTGCGGCATCATAATCTTTAGCCCAATAATTACCATAAGATAATCCAAACTGATTAGTAAAGTCATGTCTATTATTAAATGTAGCTGAAGTATAAAAAGAATTAGTAAGATTTGCTCCTGAATAGTAACCTTGACTTGAAGTTGTTACATCAGCAACTTGCACCCTTCTATCTGTAAACCTATAGTTTGTAGTACCTCTTGATTCAACATTAAATCCTTGCCATAATGGTGCATGATCTACAGGCATAGCCATTTTATTATAATATAACATTCTAGGTAGATAATCAATACCCTTGGCTGAATAATCATACTGTGCAGTCCATAGTCCTGCGGCATAAAAATTTGTACCTGGTGACTGGAAATTCCCTATTTGCATACCTTGGGAATCATAAGTTCCTGCAAAAAATGGATTTTCAAATATTGCCTCCCCTGCAGGGTATAAATCTCCTAAATCTAATATATGTGGGTAATTATCTCCTATCTCTTGAAAATACACCCAACTCATCCAATTCACCCTCCAATCATTGTCATCTGTTTGGTATTTAAATACCATCCTTCTTGAGAAGTCGCCATCAATAAAACTCTGGTTATCTGATTTGTTTCTAGCTAATTTCCAAGTCCAATCTATAGCGTCTTTAGGAGGTAAATAAAAATCAGAAAAAGGCTCTATAAATACAGTTTTGGATGCTTCTTCTGTATCAAATTGAAGATTAAAAGAATGAGCAACACCCTTTACAAAATCAAGTTGCTTCTGATTGTCAGGCAATACATCTTGAAGGTTATATTCCCCTCCAAAGACAGGTATTGATTTTTGAGCAAGCTCTATAGATACCTTTCCGCTTGAAGCTGTCCAATTGTTGTACCCAGTCCCAATAAGTTCAAGTTGTATATCACAAGACGTTGTACCTGTTGTAAAATTAGTGCTAGGTGTTTTAACATTCATAACTAGCATAACCTGAAATACAAGCCTAATCCTATCTCCCTTATTAAAATATCCTGTATATGTATGTTTATCTAAAGTACCTCCAAAACTATGTGAGTCTTTAGCTTTTAAAAAATTACCCCCATTTAAGTCTTGGTCTGAAGTGTCAACAGTTTCTCTATCGCCCCAAGCGGACAAAGAAGGAACTGGGTCGCATTGAACTCTTAATCCTCCATGCATAGCTACTATTCCTGTTGGGGAGGTGTTAGAAGTGAAATCCCCTCCTCCTGTCCATGTTGGAGCTCCTGCTCCTATATTAAGATAAAACATTATATTTTCTGTAGTTATATCATAATATCCTGCTTCCGCAACAAGAAAATCAGAGAAATGAGGGCTTGGATTTGTTCCTAAACCTGAAAGAGAAATAGTTAAGTCTTGCTGTAATAAACCACCTGAATTTACAATAGCTCCTGTTGCAGGTTGAAACCTTCCACTACCACAATCATTTGAGGTACAACTAGCACAGCCCCCTTGAAGCTGTATTGCGTTACTTATTGTTATAGGTGTGGCTGTTTGATGAGTACCTGAATTATCAGGAAATCCTACTCCTGTACATGTTTCTGTTCTATCATGAAACAGTAAATCAGTAACTGTAGGGACTGCCCCTCCGCAAGTTTCATCTCTAAAATTCCCTATGAAAGAATTAGCCTGCCATCTTTGATCTGCATTATTGTAAACAAAATTTGGAGTAGCATATAGTAATTTTTTAAATTCAGGAGTTTCCATGAAATTAGACGATATTTTATACCCTACAGACTTAAATATTCCATGTATCATATTGTAAATCCATACCATTGGTCGCCAATCATTTACAGGAGCTTTGTAAGTAGTTTCTGTTATAGCTAGACCAACCTGTGAGATATTATAAGGAATATTGTCCATATAATCCTCCTCCCATGTCTCCCTGCTTAACTGCATTGAAGAACCATAGTTAAATCCTGTCTGATTAGTATATCCATAAGTAGCTACAGGATAGACAACAGGGATTGTGTTTACACTAGTAGTTCCCCCTCTTGTTGTAGTGCTTTCACAATTATCTGCCTGCCAACTTTTTATTATGTTTTTTGCTGTAAGTTTAAGATTTGTAGAATTATCTAACTGCAAGTCACTTAAATATTTACCCGCTAAAGCATCTCCCCAGGCTAGATTATTTCCTAAGAAAATACAGCTATAAAATATAGGTTTATCGTTTAATCTTTCTACTCCTTTTATCTGAATCAATCCTACTAAGGAAAATAAATTACCGACTAATATTCTACAGGGTAGTTTTTGTCTAAGCATAGCATTCAAATTGTTGGAGTTTGCTATGTTAAAATGCTTTAATATTTTATTGTTGTTTTTAGTAGCAGGTATATTAAATGTTTTACTATATGCCCCTTTTCTTGCGTTAATATCTTTTGGGTCGTTTACAGCGAATGTTAATGCTAAGGGAAAGTTATCTGTTGTTGTGGCATCTAATCTTCCTAGAACTTTGTCTAATGGAGCTATAGTTTCAAACAATGAAATAGATGTAATTTCTATGCTGACTGTAGAATCAGCATAAAATCGGAGTTTAGTTAAGTTTGTGGGCCCCTGTACCCAATTTTTAGTAACTGTTACAAGTTGAGTGGTATTACCCGCACATCCATTACAAATTGTAGTTGAGTCAAATAGAAGAACATTAGCCCCATTAAGTCCTTGACCAGCTATAAGAACATTACCATTCCTGTTGTATGACTTGAATCTGACTGATATAGAATACCCACGACCTTCTATAAAGTTATAAGGATTTTTAAGAAAAAGAGCAGCTCCTGTCCCNCCACTAGCTTTGATTGCTTTACCCCCAGAAATAGTCCAATCACTTCCTAGCTCCCAACAAGTTGCATTGTCAAATCCTGAATTACANAGTAACTGATCACCTTTTCTAGCATCCTGTCCTTTTTGTAAAATTTCTATAGAAACATCTTTTGAAGCCATATATTTTAATTCCTTTGGGTTACTAC